TTGGTATAATATATCTAACAAACAATAAGGAGAAATATGGCAATAAGAAAAAAGAAAAGAGGACCAAGTTTAGATGATAAGTATCTTGGACCAGAACCAATATTTACTGAGGAGTCTGAATTTACAGATTCAGCATGGATGAATGCAGCACATTGGTATAATTACTTTTATAAGACAAAAGATTATATACCAACCACATATCAGTTTGCAATGGATATGATGGGATATGATAAAAAGAAAATAGCTGTTCTTAAACGACTTAAAGATTGGAAATTCATGAAAGTCAATAAGATTATCAAACTCTATTATAGAGGTTTTCAATATAAACAAGAAAAGTTAGAAGAAGTAAAGAATTTTATTAACGAATTATACAAAGAAGGCCTTACACTTAAAAAGATTGAGGAAAAGAAAAAAGCTGATGTAGTTGTTATAACTCCGGCTGAAAGAACAAGAAGAAAAGTACTTGATACAATTTATCATGATTGGGATAGTACTATTGTTGAAGGCTGGTTTGATGATGACTTTAAACAATCTTTTAGTTGTTATAATAGATTTAAAGGTCATGGTTTAAAAGGTAATGCTATTAATATGTTTAAAGATTTACTTTTACCTGAATACGAAAATATTAAAGCTGCATATGAAAAAACATGTGAAGATTGTATTGAAGGATATTCTCATATTTCTAAGGGTAATAAAAGAAAGATCATGAAGCAATTTGAAGACGTCTTTGATGACTTAGAAAAGCTACGATCTTCATTTAAAGCTACAAAGATGCCAAGAGCGAAGAAGGTGAAAGCATCTGATCAGCAAGTGTCTAAGCTTAAATATTGCCAAGAGGATATTGATTCGAAACTTACATCAATCAATCCAGTTCTTATACCCACGAAACACAAGCTATTTGTCTATAATACTAAGAATAGAAAGCTTATTCAATATACAACATCATCTGTTAGTGGCTTTGAAATTTCAGGCACTACAATTAAAAACTTTGATAAAGATTCAAAACAGGCTACATTAAGAAAGCCTGATGAAATACTTCCACTCATTCTTAATAAGACTGAAAAGCAAATTGAGAAAGTGTGGGAGACTATAACAACAAAAATTGATAGCCCTACAGGCAGAATAAATGCTGACTGTATATTAATGAGAGTATTCTAGGAGGAAATATGTTATCAGTAGGAGATAAGTTCCCTGCATTCTCACTGCAAGGAATTAACGAAAAAAATGAATTTGTGAGAGTGGATATACATGAAAACATAAAACCTTTTAATCAAGCTTGGTCAGTCGTTTACTTTTATCCAAAGGACTTTACCTTTATCTGTCCAACAGAAATTGCAGGTATGGATGTATTAACAGAGCATGCAAATGTAGTAGGAATCAGTGGAGACAATGAATTCTGTAAGCTTGCTTGGAAACAAGAAAATGGTATGATTGGTAATATTCAACATACTCTTGCAGCTGATTGTGGACTGGGACTCAGTCATACGCTTGGTATTGTTAATGAAGAAGAAGGTGTACCATACAGAGCTACATTTATCTTTGATAGAGAAAGAACAATACAACATGTATCAGTCAATGCTTTAGATACAGGTCGAAATGCTAATGAAGTATTAAGAACTCTTAAAGCTTTACAAGCTGGCGGTCTTACTGGTTGTGCATGGGATGAAGGAGAAGATTTTGTCGGATAATCCATTAGAACAAAAGATCATGACTAAGAAACGATTTTCAGCAGCTGTTGAGCATCTTGTAGCAAATAACAATATGTCATATATCGATGCAGCATCTTATGTTGTAGAAGAACGAGCTATGGATTATAAGAATATGAAAAAGCTTTTAACTGATTCTCTTAAACAGAAAATCGAAGAAGAAGCAGCAAGCTTAAATCTTATTAAAGTCAAACGAGGTAATAAACTACCTCTATGAATGATCCTTTTGAGTCTTACAAATTATATAACGCACTTAAACTCCATTTCGAAACAGATGGATATGATGCGATTAAATATCATTTTAAGACTTCAGTAAAACCTACATCATTTTTTAAACGAAAGGATAAGTTCTTTTTTGCCAAGTTAGCAAAAACATATGAGAAGGAATTAAAAGAATTCTATATTGCTAACTTTAAAAACGATGTTAAGTATGTCGGTGATATGCTTAATGAGGGTGGAGAAAAATATTATAGAGACCATAAAAAAGTTATGGAATCTTTAACGTATCAGTTTCAAACTGATATAAATAAACTTAATGATATGGATGTGACATTTGATTCTCTTTTAGAAGCAGAAGATAATAATCATCCATTGATTATAAAGCTTTGGATGCAAGAAGAAATACTCTTAGAAACAGTAGTCATCTTGGATTCAATACTTGGTTTTGTAGAACGTGAAAATAAAAAGATTACGGACACAATTATTTGGCCGGACATCTATAGAAAGATTATGAAATACAAACCATTCGTAAAGTTTGATCGAAATAAATGTTTAAATTTATTGAAAAAAACCTTTACAAATGCCACATAATGTGGTATAATATTATTATGTATAAAGTGGATAATTCAGTAATACAGTGTAAATACAGGAGAAATATATGTCACTAGAAAATCTAAAGAGCATGCGAGGCTCGTCAATCGACAAACTCGTAAAAGCAGCAGAAGCGGTATCAACAGCAAAAACAGAATCTAATTCTTATGAAGACGATCGTTTTTGGAAACCGACGAGAGATAAAGCAGGAAACGGTTATGCCGTAGTCAGATTCCTACCAGCCAAAGAAGGTGAAGATCTTCCTTGGGTAAGGTATTGGGATCATGGGTTTAAAGGCCCTACTGGCTTATGGTATATTGAGAACTCTTTAACATCTATTGGACAATCAGATCCAGTGAGCGAATCAAATGGTTTACTTTGGAACTCTGGTCGCGATGAAGATAAAGCTCTTGCTAGGGAAAGGAAAAGAAGACTGCACTATGTATCAAACGTGCTCGTCGTCTCTGATCCCGACAATCCTCAAAACGAAGGAAAGGTATTCCTTTATAAGTTTGGTAAAAAGATCTTTGATAAGATTATGGATGTCATGCAACCTCAGTTCGCTGATGAAGATCCAGTAAATCCTTATGATTTCTGGGAAGGCGCTGACTTCAAAATCAAAATCAGAAAAGTAGAAGGGTGGGTCAACTATGACAAATCAGAATTCTCTTCACCAGCCGCATTATTTGATGGCGATGAAGCAAGACTTACTGAAGTCTATGACAAACTCTATAGCTTACAGGATTTCTTAAAGCCTGAAAACTATAAAACTTATGATGAATTAAGTATGAAACTCAATAAGGTACTTGGAATAACTGCAGGTCACGCACCAGCAGCTGATCCATTTACTACTGAGACAAGTGCTCCAGCTCCAACGTTGACTGCAGAAGATAACCACTTCGAGTCGACTCCAGTTGATAATTCAGCCGATGAGGATGATACTCTTAGTTATTTTGCTAAACTCGCAAAAGAATCTTAATTCTATCGGGGAGCTTCGGCTCCCCACCTTTTTATGTCTTACGAAAACAAAATCCTATATAGTATTGCAAGTATAGAAGATATTAACTTCTGGGCATTACCTAAATGTGGTAACACAACAATCAAATATAAACTTTTAGAACTCTATAATCCTCAAATTATAAATGAATATACGTCAGATAGCGTTGATGAATGGGTACATAGTATCAAATTAATGGATTATATTACACCCTTTGATGCAATGTCAAATGATAAATATAACTTTACTTTTGTAAGGAATCCTATTGATCGTTTCGTATCAATGTATAAAGACTTTTGTTGTACACGTAATATAATACAATCAGTACATGGATTATCTATTGATGGATTTATTGGTTACTTAGAAAATACATTAAAAGATGAAATAAATGCCAATATTCATTTTAGAAAACAATCATATTTCTTAGAATATTTTAATGGAGATATATTTGATATTGATGATTATACTTCAGAAAAGCATAATGTAAGAAAAATGAATATAGAATTAAATACGAAACAAGAAGAACGGATTAAGTATCTTTATTCAGATGATTATAAGTATTTTGATTCAGTTAAAGATATAACTAAATTTTTTATCGATTAGAAAGTCCTGCTGCAATAGTATCTGGAGCAGAAGGAGTATTAAAGACATAATTGTCTCCACCTCTTACTTGATCTCCACTTCTTATTATATTAGTATTACTTTCAATTCCATTTTGATTCGGCATTTTTAAAATAGCATTTTCAACTGAAAGCGTATTAACATTTAATCCCTCTATTTTATTAGGTATTTGCATTGAAGCACCACCTTCTATATCTAGTGAAAGACTATCTTTTAATTTATTAATATTTACTATAGCTTGATCCATATCACTAGTAAGATTATTTAGCCCTACAAATTTTGATTTAAATATAATGCCTTCACTACCACCAACAAGAGCAAGTTCAAGAGTTTTAGAAGCAGCATATAAATCTTTAGCAAAAGCTTCAGCATCAAAATCTAAATTGATATTAGAAAATTTACTTATTGCATTAGCAAAATCAGTAAATGCATCAGCTCCAGCTTGAACATCTTCTGCATTTTCTCCAAGCTTTAGTGCTTGATTAATAGGATTTGAATTACCAGTAAAGAAATTTAAAATAGATGAGCTTAATCCACTTAATGCTCCTAAACCTTGAGCTCCTGCAAAAATACCAATTCCTTTAGAAATTTCAATTAAAGCCGCCGAAGCTTTTTTTGTTCTTTCAGAATCAGCATTTTCTCCAATTGATAATATAGTTGCAACTTCATCTTTGATACCTTCAGCAAAGTTACCACCTAGGTTTAAAAACTCGCTAATTCCAGCTGCACCTTTTGTTACTGCAAAAGCTCCAAGACCAGCTGATATACCACCCATAACAGCTAAAAATCCAACGGTGTCTCCAGCAACGCCAGGTAAGTTTGGTATTTCTAAGAGTGTTTCAACTTCATCTTTAATACCTTTAGCAAAATTTTCATCTTGGAACATATTAATAGATTCTGCTACTCCAGATCCAGCTTTACCTACA